AAGGTAATGGAAGAACGGATGCGCTTTATGACTGAGAAAATAGACGATTTAAGTGCGAGGGTAGATAAGCATAACCAGTTTAATGACAGACTAATTATAGTTGAACAGTCGGTAAAATCGGCACATCATAGATTAGATCAGATAATGCAGAAAGGAGAGTAAATCTATGGACTGGAAAAGAAAGCTAACATCAAGGAAGTTTTGGCTTGCGATTGTTTCATTCGTAACACTGCTTTTACTTGCATTCCATGTGGAACAGGCAACAGCTACGCAGGTAGGCGAGATCATCATGGCCGGTGCAACAGTAATAGGGTACATTATCGGTGAGGGTCTTGCCGATGGTATGAACAAGGGGGACTAAACATGGCTTGTTATGCAAAAAGTGTAATAGCTACGGCTTTATCAGAAGTCGGCTATCAGGAAACACCAAAAGGCAGTAACAAAAATAAGTTTGCTGCGTATATAGATAAGAATTACCCTAATTTCTATAATGGGGTTAAGAATGGCTATGCGGCATGGTGCGATCTGTTTGTAGATTACTGCGTTTTGGTTAATTCAGAATCAGAGGCAGAGGCAGAACATGTATTATGCCAGCCTAAAAAGAGTGCAGGTGCAGGATGTAAGTATTCCTACGGCTATTACAAGAAGGCAGGCAGAACAGGCAAAGATCCTCAGATAGGGGCGCAGATATTCTTCGGCACTGGGAAAGAGCCTACTCATACTGGAATTGTAGTGAATTTCAATGATGAGAATGTATATACAGTAGAGGGCAATTCAGGCGATCAGGTAAAGAAGCACACTTATAAGCGCACTTCTTCAAAGATTTTCGGCTATGGTTATCCGAGATATACAGAGGCAGGCGCAGAAACCCCCGTAGAATCGCCAAAAACGCCCGATAAGAGCATCGAACAGCTTGCGAATGAAGTTATTGCAGGAAAGTGGGGCAACGACCCTGAGCGCAAAGCAAGGCTTATAGAACTTTATGGCGAGGACGGCAGAAACAAGATACAGGCAAGGGTTAATGAACTTATGGCCGCCAAAAAGCCAAAGACTGAAACGGCTAAAACTACAAAATATGTTGTAAAGACATATACAGGCGCACCGCTTAGATTAAGGGCAAAGCCTAACACTTCATCAGCTATCCTTGATTTAATGGCAAATGGCACTGTTATTGAGGTTACAAAAGTATCTAACGGGTGGGCAGAAACTACCTACAAGGGCAAGCATGGTTATTGTTCTTATAGCCGGCTTGTAAAAAAGTAACTTGAAATGAGTACGGCATTGTAATAATATAATTGCAATTCCTACTTAGGATAACTCCTTAAATATGAATGCAGAAAGCACCACATAGACGCCGTGGTGCTTTTTGTATGCCTATATTACATTTTTATTGCACCTGAAAATACATATTGATTTAAGCCCTGAAAATTTATAAAATAGGGTAATCATATTTTAGGAGGTAAATATCATGTTTACAAACAGAGTTAGTGTTAATGAACTCACAAGGCATCAGTTCACACCGGCAGAGTTAAGCGAGTGCGCATTTGAGTTTTATAGCAATTCTGATGAAGTGTTTTACACAAATTCAGAGGGCGTTTTCTATGTAGCCGATAACAGTTTGGCATCTTACGCCTATTTAGTCGGTGAGGATCTTAGCAAAGTCGAAGAATATTTACAGTGGGCAGCAGAGGGCTTTTTTGAAGATCCTGATTTTGACGAACAGCAGCGCATTGCAGCAGAGGAATTTGAGGATGATTAAGGGGGTAGTGGCATGTTGATTAACACGGCCGCAAGGCTAAGGCAGGCCGGTTATCGCTATGTTGCTACTTTCAATCAGAAAGAAAGGGCAGAGGCGAGAACGGCACTTCATCGCAAACAGGGCTATGATGCTCAGGTATGCGAGGTAGTGAATTCTAAAGGCGTTAAAACATTCAGTGTATATTTAAAGGAGGTATGAAAATGGATGTTGTATTTCTCGTAGGAATGTTAGGTTTTGGGTTAATGCTCATAGGTTGGTTAGGCTATTCAACCCTAACTAATCAGGAAATCAGAGATCAGGAAAGGGAAATCACCCGTTTAATCGCTGAGAATGAGCAGTTGAGAACGGCACTTCAGGGCAGGGTTCATGTAAGTATTCCTAATGCGCCTGTAAACCCTGAATGCACTGTTATTGAGAACAAAGAAGATCCTTTTAAGGAATGGTAAGGGGGTATAACATGTACGAATCACCTATTGAGTTAATGATGAAGCAGGTTGAAGAACGCATTGTAGAGCAGCGGGAAAATGAGGTAGTAGCTGCGGTTAATCAGGCGTTTGGGGTAAATGTGGATAAGGCCGAACTGATAAAGGCCTTAAATTATGATCGTAACCAGTATGAGAAAGGCTATTCTGATGGCGTACTGGCAGAGAACAGCAGGCACTTCAAGACAGATTGCGTGATGCAGGAAATCAGGGATCTAATCACTGAATACAAAGAGGTTGTAGCCGGTGCGAAATGCACCTATGTTAGAACCGAGGCGTCTAAGATGTGGCTTGCAGATGGCATTATTGAGTTGTTTAAGGACGAATTCAAGGAGGCAGAGGAGGAGATAGACAATGACTAACTACTTTGATAAGCAGGGCAACTACATTAACTGCGAGAATTTGAGCCTTGCAGAAATATATCACAGGGCATTCGCTTTAGGCGTTGAATTTGAAGTGAAATCACAGTTAAGTGAAGTTGACAATTTACCGAAGGTCAAATGTGAAGAATGTGAATTTCGCAAGTTTACCGAAACATTTATTGATGGCATTGTTGATGTGATGAATAAGAACGGCATTACAAGTGTTGAACAGTTATCGGAGATATTGAAAGGCGGTGCAGAATGAGACTAATTGATGCAGATGCTTTAAAAGAAGCAGTTAATCATAAGAAAGTAGTAGGTAGATTTAACACAATTCAACTTATCGACAACGCCCCGACAGTTATCCGTCCCGAATACGCAAGACCGACAGGGGCATGGATATACAAAGAATTTGATGCTGAAAGCGGTATATCTCGCTCGTATTGGTGTTCTAATTGTGGCGAGCCAAAATCTCAATGGTGTGATGATTTCTGTCAAAGGTGCGGTGCAGATATGAGGAAGGAGCAGAAGAATGACTAACAAAGAAATAGCTGACAGGCTTGATACTCTTGTTGCATATATTGCTAACGGTAAGGTAAACATGACGATGTTGAGAGATTCTATATCTGATATGCGGTATGCAATAGCAGAGTTAAGAAAGGAGCGGAAAAAATGAACTGTATTAGTGAAAAATGCAAATATGTACGTGTTCGAGAATTAAAACTTAATAGCGATATTTTACCGAATATAATTGATCATTATTGTGAAAAAGGCAGACCATGTATAACTTACTTTAACGATAATAACCAGTATTTAATATGTCCATTTTATGAAAGGAGAAATATATGAGATTAATTGACGCTGACGAATTGAAAAAGTATGCAATTCCTTGTGAAATTCATAACGGAGCATTAACAGATTTGTGCGTTCCATTATATCAAGTTGACAATGCCCCGACAGTTGAACAACTTGTCGGAAATTCCGACAGGTTGCCGATGCCACAGGGCGAGTGTAAAACTTGCACACACCGTGATCCCGAAGATAAGAAATGCGATTGCGGTGCATTGGAAAGACAGGGATGCCCGTTCCCTGTTAGTGATGATTACTTCTGTAAGTTTTACGAAAGATGTGATGAATAATGAAGATTGTAATTGATATACCCGAAATGGCTTACGAGGCTTATAAGGAATGGCATAAAAACAAGGTTGCAACGGTTGAGCAAACAATAATTGCAAACGGCACACCCTTACACAAAGGACACGGGGAACTCATAGATAAAGATATTGTGATTGATATGATGAATCGTGGAATACTGGAAGAATATATAACCATGATGGGTGGAGTAATCCCAGCAGATAAGAAAGCAGGTGAAGAAGAATGATAGTTCCTGCAAATCTTTACAAAGAAGAAATAGAAAAGCAATTCAAGGCTATTCAGTATTCTGACAAGTACCTTTGGTACACTGGTTCTATCGATAACTACGATATGGAAGTCAAGACCGAGGGCGATAAGTTTGCTTTTGCTATCGTAGATAAGAGTGATGAACTGTATGGAGATATAATCATTGGATATATCTCATTCAGAGTTGATTGGTATTGTTCGATAGCATACAATTTTTCGCTTATCAAGTTTGATATAACAGAGAATAGTCCGTGTTCAACACTAATAATGGCTTCTGCTATTAGGAAAGTAATGAGAATGATTGACGGTTTTAATCTTCATAGAATAGATTTTAGATGTGTTCAAGGAAACCCTGCGGAACAGAAGTACGACAAGATAGTAGATAGAATATTGGATAAAGGTGTCTATGATTGTAATATGCCGACATTCAAGGATAACATCAAAGATACACACGGCAAATATCATGATACGGTTTGCTTTGAATTGATAAGGAGAGAAGAATGAAACAGACAGAATTGCAGAAGATCGTTGAAAAGGTAAACAAGGTGCTTGATGGTATGGATCATCAGACTGATTTCTCGATGTATATTAGGGCAAAGCCTGATGAAGTGGTTAGCATTCGGTACGAGGTTACAGAGTTTATTATTCCTGATGAAGAAGTTTGAAATACACAAAAACAATGATATAGTAAGGGGGACGGCACAATGGAAAATAACGATAATATAATCATGAGCAGAATCGCATTTGAAAGAATGCAGTCAAAAGAAGAACGGGACAGTCATTGGAAGAACATTATTATTATCATCCTGATTGTCTTGTTAGTAGTAACTAATGCTATGTGGCTTGTAGCATGGAATCAGTACGATTATGTAGATGATTATTCAGTAGATATGCAAGCCGATGGCGACAGTAATGCAAACTATATAGGCAATAACGGGGACATAAACAATGGCAGCGAGGATAACAGTTCACAGGAGACGAGGCAGGGTTCACAGTAATGGGCGCAGCAGAGGTACACGGACACGGCGCAGGCGTTAATCTTGATGATATAAGCAACTCACAGCTTGAACATGCTATTGACGAGTGGATTCATTCTGAAAGAGATCGAAAGATCCTGAAACGCCGGTTAATTGACGGAATCTGTTTTGAACCGCTTGCAGATGAGTTTAATTTATCTGTTAGACAGATGAAAAGTATCGTCTCCAAAGCAGAAGCTAAACTATTCAGGCACATATAACACTAAAACAACCCCTGTTCTTCATTGTTCAGGGGTTTTTATTTTGCAAAAATTAAGGCATAGGAGGATAACCCTATGCCTTTTGAATTTTACAACCCTAACCCTAAGAATCAAAGAGTAGGAGATTGCGCTATCAGGGCGATCAGTAAAGCTATCGGCACGGACTGGGACGATGCCTATATTTCTTTATGCACTGAGGGTTTTGTTAATAAGGATATGCCAAGTGCTAACTATGTTTGGGGCAGGTTATTAAAAAGGTTTGGGTTTGATGAACATTTAATATCTTTTGAATGCCCTGATTGCATCACTGTTTCAGAATTTGCAGAAAGACACCCTAAAGGCAGATTTGTTCTTGCTACCCAAAATCATGTAGTAACTGTTATAGACGGCACCTATTTTGATACATGGGATAGCGGAAACGAGGTTGTTATTTATTTTTACAAAAAGGAGATATAAAGCATGGCATACAACTATTTCTATCCACAACAGTATTACGGCGGTGCTCAGATGCCCTACAATGCCCCTAATTTGCCCTCTAACGGACAGCAGGGACAAACTAATCAAATTACATGGGTACAAGGCGAGGCGGCCGCTAAAGCCTATCCAGTGGGCGCAGGGCAATCGGTTCTTCTTATGGATAGTGAAACATCCGTTTTTTATATCAAGAGCACAGATCAGAGTGGAATGCCACAGCCGTTAAGAACATTCGATTACAAAGAACGGACAGGAGCGCAGCCGGTTGCAGGTTCACCAAAGACTACTTCAGATGAGTATGTTACAAGATCCGAATTTGAGGCTTTTAAGAAGTCAGTACAGGTATTTGAGGAGGGCGAGGGATAATGCCTAACCAGTTATACAATCAGCTAAACAATAACGGCATGTTTCAGGGAAACCCGATGATTAACCGCCTATTGCAGTTTAAGAAAACATTTACTGGAAACCCGCAACAGATGGTACAGAATCTTATTAACTCAGGGCGCATTAGTCAGGCACAAGTAGATCAGTACGCAAGACAGGCTAACGAGATTTACAAGATGATGAAATAAAAATGCGTAATTTTAAAATATTACGGGGTTTTTTGAAATAAAATCGCAAATTTCAAAATTATATTTCAAATTTAACTCGATTTTAATTCAGTTTAACTCAATTAAAAAATCAGGGTTTAGATTTTAATTCGATTTCTAACAGTTGCAACGATGGAAATAAAAATTTAAAGAAAGGAGACAAAAGATATGTCTTTAACAACAGGCGAAATGTCAGCAGCAGATTTGGCAGCAGTCGTAGGTAACAACGGCAACGGCGGTTTTGGTTTTGGTAATGACGGCGGATGGTGGATCATCCTGTTATTCCTTTGCCTTTTCGGTAACGGCGGTTGGGGCAACGGCTTCGGCGGTGGAAACGGAAACGGGGGCGCCGGTGGGCTTTACCCGTGGATGAATCAGGCAGAGATTACCTCAGACGGGTTCAGAGATCAGATGCTTAATAGCAATATCACAAGCATTAGAGACGGCATAAGCGGACTTTCTACCCAGTTATGTAATTGTTGCTCCGATATGCAGATGGCTAACATGAACAGTGCTTTTGGCTTGCAGAATGCAATCAACTCAGGTGTAAACGGCTTACAGAGCCAGCTTGCACAGTGTTGCTGCGATAACAGGCTTGCTACATGTCAGACACAGAACATCATTCAGAGCGAGAGTGCGGCCACAAGATTTGCAGATGCGAATAATACAAGAGATATTATTCAGAGCCAGTCAAACGGCACTCAGGCTATCCTTGACAAACTTTGCCAGCTTGAACTTGACGGCGTTAAGGCACAGGTTGAGGCTAAGAACGATCGTATCGCAGAACTTCAGAGACAGCTTTCAGAGGCTAACCTTTCCGCTTCTCAGACAGCACAGAACGCTTTTATCGCACAGGGCTTAAGTAATGAAGTTGATGCGCTGTATAACAGGCTTAACAACTGTCCCGTACCTACAACCCCTGTTTATGGCAGAACACCTATTTTTACATGCCCTAACAGTCAGAATTCCTGCGGTTGCGGTTGCGGCGTAGGTTAAGGCAGGTGATACTATGGCAGAATATCTTGCTAACGCAGTACAGGCGGTTGCTTTAAATGCACCGATACTGTTTACGGCATCTATACCTTGCAATCGTGGTTATATTTACCACGAGGATGAAACGGGTATTTTTACTCTCCGAGGTATCACTAATAACTGTTTTGCCCGTTATCAGGTTACATTCAACGGAAACATAGCCGTACCTGAAGATGGCGATTTAACGGCAATAGCAGTAGCTTTGTCCGTGCAGGGTGAAGAAAGGCCTACAAGTAAGGCAATTTTTACACCGGCCGCCGTTGATGAGTACGGCAATGTAACCAGTACGGCTATTATCACAGTGCCAAGGGGTTGCTGTTTTAGCCTTGCTGTAAGGTATGTAGATGCAACAGTAGCAGATCCTACTGTAACACCTACTCCAAGCATTAATGTTCAGAATGCTAACCTTGTAATTAACAGAATCGCATAAGAAAGGGGGACAAAGTTATGCACATTTACTATGATGCTAAAGATATGCTTAAAAGGGAACTTGAAGAAATCGTTAAAAAGGGCGAACTGTCAGCCGGCAGCCTTGAAACGATAGACAAGATCCTTAATTCCATTAAGAATGCTTGTAAGATCATCATGTATGAAGAATACAGCGAGGATGGATATTCTTATGCCGATTCTGATATGAACATGAGTTCTTATGCTTATGCAAGAGGCAGAGGCAGAAACGCCAAGCGAGATAGCATGGGCAGGTATTCATCAGAGGATGTCTATTCTAACGCAAGAGGCGGCAGAGACGGCTATTCTCGCAGAGGCGGCTATTCTTATGCAAACAAGGATGAGAAAGTAGAAATGCTGCGTGAAATGATGGATGAAGTGTCAGGCGATGAAAGAATGGCATTACAGAAGATCATAAGGAAAATGGAAAACGAGTGATGTTCAGTAAAAGCGAGTTGTTAAATGCTATCGGAGAACTGGAGAAAGCGCCGGCAACTTATCAGAATGCAGAAAAGTTAGCGGTTTTTTACTTATTGTTCGATCATTTGTATGTAGAGAAAGAACCTGTAAACCGCTTTGAATCGGTCAGAGAAGTAACAATAGATAGATATGAAGGTTCAGAGTTTTACGAGGCTATCTCAGGGCAAAAATCGGCACAGATTTGGGCAGTTATGGATGAGTTAATGGCAACTTTGGAAGCATTACAACCGAAGCTGTATCAGGCCACGATAGACAAAATCAGGGGGCAATGATACAATTTTAGTGCCTTATTTGAAGGACGTTTGTGTTCACAAGAGGGGTGTTTGAGAAATCAAACGCCCTTTTTGTTTTAGGGGGTTGTTTTATCTTCTGATTCTGTTAATATTAAAGAGGTTGTATCGGTGTTGCGGTCGATGCGGCACAGGTACAATTAAGCAATGAAGAATACCCGATAGATCCGCAACTCTATCGGGTTATTTATTTAAGGAGGTACAGATGCAACAACTAAACATGTGGGAACAGATAGGCGAATTCATCCCTATAGTAGGCAGAATAAAAGATACTGGTTTATTTGATTAAGATTCAGGAGGTATTAAATGATCGTCAGAGTAAACAAGACTAAAGATTACACTGTAATGTCAAACTATCACCTAAAGGACTGTAACTTGTCTTTGAAGGCTAAAGGCCTTTTGTCAGTAGTGCTTGCCTTGCCTGATAACTGGGAATATTCAGTATCGGGGCTTGCTGCGATCTCCAAAGAAAAGGAAACATCGGTTAAAACGGCACTAAAAGAACTGAAAGAGAACGGGTATTTAATTATCACTAAGAAGATGCCTAACGAAACAAGTTCAGGTCGTATTGAATACGAGTGGGACTTTTACGAGAGATCATGTAACAGTGATTCTGTATCGGAACAAGAGGCAGGAAAACAAGAGGTAGAAAGTCTAACATTAGAAGTTCAAGGGTTAGAAAATCAAGGACAATTAAATACTAATATATTAAATACTAATATATTAAATACTAAAGATATTAGTATATTGGAAAAACCAAAGAAAACCCGTTTTATACCCCCTACTGTTGATGAGGTAAGAGACTATTGCGATGAACGGGGCAATGATGTAGATCCTCAAAGATTCGTTGACTATTACACTGCTAACGGGTGGAAAGTCGGTAAGAATTCCATGAAGGACTGGAAAGCGGCGGTTAGAACATGGGAACATAACTCATACGGCAAGCCTATAAACAAGGTAAGTTCAAACCCTTTTGCAGATTTAGCATTGAAGTACGAGGAAACCGGCGATGAATAAAAAGGAAACAGCACAGATATTAGCCATTGTTCAGGCTGCGTACCCGTACAACCCTAACAGGGCGAACCCTGAAAGCACTGTTGAAGCATGGATGATGATTTTAGGCGATTACGATGCTCAAACAGTATTGAGGGCGGCACAATTCCACATGAAAACATGTAAGTATTTTCCTACACCGGCTGATATTGTTCAGAAAATAGGCAGGGCAGAGTTGTTATATACCAGTTCAGGCATAGGTATTGAGGGCAAAACAAAGATGATCGGTGAAGCTAACGGCACTACTGAGGAATGGACTTTAGAGAAAACCAAAAAACTTTTTGAATTCTTAGGATATGAGGTGAATTAAAGGTTGCAAAATTTTATAAACATTTATAAAATAGGGTATTACCAAATTTAAGGAGGAATTTTCTATGGAAGAAAAAAACTACTTTGAGATCCTAAACGGCGTCAATGTTAACGACAAGGTAGAAAAGAAAAACGGCTTATCCTATCTGTCATGGGCGTATGCATGGGGCGAACTGAAGAAAAGATACCCTGATGCTACCTACACTGTTTACGAGAATGCAGACGGGTGGAACTACTTTACAGACGGCTTCACCTGTTGGGTAAAGACTGGTGTTACAGTTCAGGGCATAGAGCATATAGAATACTTGCCCATAATGGACTATCGCAACAAGTCAATACCTAAAGACCTGATTACTTCATTCGATGTAAACAAGGCTATTCAGAGATCCTTAACCAAGGCAGTAGCAAGGCACGGCTTAGGCTTGTATATTTACGCAGGTGAAGATTTACCTGAAGAATCAGACGGACAGGCTGAGGCAGCGCCTACTAAGGCAAAGACAGCTAACAAGACTTCAACGGCTAAGGCTACAAAGAAAGCCGGTATTAGTGCAGATGATAAAGAGGCAAGAAACAGGCTTGTTACAGTATGTCAGATGAACGGCATTGATATAAATGCAGTTTGCAAGAGATTCGGCCTGAATAATGACAGTAAGCCGGCTGATTTCAGAAAAGCGGCTGAATGTATCGAACAGGAGATTATATCTCAGATAGGGGAGGTATGACGATGATTGACTACTACGAGCAGGTAAAGGATATTCTTAAACAGCATCCCAAAGCAAGGGATGATGATATGGTGCTTTATGCGGTTATTTGCAGGCGCACAACGCATGTTTCCTTAAATGATAGCTTCTTTTATGTTCTGTTGCACCATAAATCATGTGGCTTGCCAAGCTATGAGAGTGTTACAAGGATCAGACGCAAGGTTCAGGAGAACGAACCTGATTTAAGGGGCAAGCACAGGGCAAGGCGCAAGGAACTTGAAGAAGAATATAGAGATCGTTACAGGAGGCAGTGAACATGGCAAGTTTATATGAGATAGATAGCAACATTCAGGCCTTTATTGACGGCATGTTAGATGCTACCGATGAGAACGGCGAGATCATAGGCGAGATAGACTATCAGGCGTTAGAGGCCTTGCAGGCAGAGCGCAGGGAGAAGTTAGAGAACATTGCCTTATACATGAAGAATTTAAGCGCAGAGGCGGCCGCAATCAAGGATGAAGAAGATGCCTTAAAAAAGCGCAGGGAGCGCATAGAGCGCAAATGTGAGCGTTTGGGGGTATATCTTGCACAGAGCATGGTTAATAACAATGAGGATAAACTGGAAAGCGCAAAGTGCTCAGTTAAGATCAGGACTTCAAAATCAACTGAAATAGACGATTTAAGCCTGATTCCTGTTGAATATATCAAGGTAACAGTGCCCGAACCCGTGAAGAAGCCTGATAAGGTAGCCATTAAGAAAGCTATTGAGGCAGGAAAAGAGGTAGCCGGTGCTCATGTAGTAATCAACAAGAAGGCTGTAATTGAATAAAGGGGGTATAACATGAATTCAGTAAACATAATCGGCAGAATGACAAGCGATGTAGAGTTAAAGACTACTAATTCAGGCAAGGCAGTTTGTTCGTTTAGGGTAGCCGTAGATGCAGGAAAGGACAAAGAGGCGTACTTTTTCCCTTGCACGGCATGGAACGGGACGGCTGAAACGATAGCCAAGTATTGCCACAAGGGCGATAAGGTAGGCATTGAGGGTATATTAACATCCCGCAACTACGAATCTTCAGACGGGCGCAAGGTAACTGTTGTAGAGATCATGGTGAACAGGATAGATTTTTGCAGCGGTGCTAAGAAAACCGAAACTCAGGCAAAGCCCGAAACTCAGGATGATTACGGCGATTTGCCATTCAGTGTTTAAGGGGGTGCAAAATGATTGATACAAAAGAGGTTAAAGAACACGAAACAGAGGCCTACTGGGAGAGCCTGATGGATGAAGAAATGCCTTACGCTTGCTGTTGTTCGGCATGTGGGCATATTGAAACACATACTAATAGAAAGGGGCATTGCCCGCATTGTCATGCGAGAATGTCCTGAAAGGGGGTTATCAGAATGAACAGAGGACGGCCAAGAAGCGAGAACCCGAAGAATTGCCCTGTAAAAATAATGTTAGATCAGGCTACATTCGATAAAATATCGGCAGAGGCAACGGACAAGGGCATTTCAATAGCAGAGGTATTTAGGCGATCATACGAGGCGGCCGGTAGGGTTACAACAAATGAAGATATTTTGTGAAAGGGATAATTACAAACTTTACGAGGGTTCAATGCTTGACATGATGCAGGTGTTGAACCCTTGCACTGTTGATTCTATCGTAACAGATCCGCCGTATGAATTAGGGTTCATGGGCAAATCATGGGACAGCAACGGCATAGCATTTCAGGTGGAAACATGGCGCAAGTGTTATCAGGTACTTAAATCAGGCGGCTATTTGCTTGCATTCGGTGGTACTCGCACTTTTCATCGAATAGCTTGCGCTATTGAGGATGCAGGCTTCGAGATTAGAGATACTATCATGTGGTTGTATGGTTCGGGTTTTCCTAAAAGTATGAATTTAGGCAAGGCTATTGAGAGCAAATTGGTAAATGGTAGTGCTAATACACAGGACTTTCGCAAGCTAAAAGGTGAAATGGTTGCCACAGGTAATTGGGGGTTAGGCAAACTCACAAAAGAACAGGGTTACAGGCCAGCTAACTATTGGGAAGATGAGCATTTGCGAGTAGATAAGGTTGATTATCAGACCGCAGAGGGCCAGAAATGGGATGGTTGGGGCACGGCACTTAAACCGGCTTATGAACCTGTTATAGTTGCCCGTAAGCCTTGCGAGGGTTCATGCGTTGATAATGTTCTTAAATACGGCGTAGGCGGCCTGAATATAGACGGATGCAGAGTTCCACATGATGAAGAATGTAAAATAATAAAAAAACAAAATGAAATTAATTCTATTATTCAACAAAGTGGAAGATATAAGGATACATTAGAATTAAAACCTAATGGTCGTTTCCCGTCAAATGTGATTCTAACCTATGATGATACTGATTTTCAGGAAGTATGCGGCGGTATGCCTGAAACATCCGAAGAAAGCGCAGCAAGGTATTACTATTGTGCTAAGGCAAGCAAGCGTGATAGGGATGAGGGGTTAGAGAACATACAGGCAACCGCAGATACAACAAAAGGCAACGGGTTAAACAGAATTTGTGAGTTTTGCGGTGCGCCTCAGTTAAAACCTGAATTGTGCCATTGCCCTGTTAAATCATGGGTATTGCCTAAGCGCAAGAACACACATCCAACAGTAAAGCCTGTTGACTTAATGCAATACCTTGTAAGGCTTGTTACACCGCCAAATGGCACAGTTTTAGATCCCTTTAATGGTTCAGGTAGCACAGGTAAGGCGGTTATGTACGAAAATAGGGACAGAAACGCAGGCTATAAGTACATAGGCATAGAATTAACTTCAGAATACTTGCCTATTGCAGATGCAAGAATCAAGTATGCTGCGGGAGACCATACGCCGGTTGAATATTCAGGTGAAGAAAAACCCTTAGAGGGGCAAATAACATTTTTTGATTTATTAGGAGGTGCGGAATGACAAATTTGGTTACAGCCTTGATAATTTGTTTGTTTATACCCGTAACAACGGCACTTAAAATAATGTTATGGAGACTAATTGATGAAGATAGTAATTGAAATAACCGAAAATTATTACAAGGCTTGCAAAGAATGGCATAAAAACAAGATGGCAACAGTTGAGCAGAGCCTTATAGCAACTGGAAAACCTTATGAAGAAAGACCGCTTCGCTGTAAAGATTGCAAGCATCAGAAGAAGTATTGGCATGAAGATAAGCGAATGAAAGAAGGCGGTTATTGGGTTTATGAATGTGATTTCATAAGCGATCCGTTTGAAAGCACACCCGTTTGTGGGGAGCCCGAGGAATATTGTTCAAGTGCAGAAAAGAAAGGCGGTGCAGAGTGAGCAAGAATAAGATCATAGCTTATGTTCATAGTTATACAGGCTTGCCATATTCTGTATGCAGGGCAAGGTTAAAGGCTTGTAACTGGAATATGTGGACGGCATGTGGCATTCCTGATGTGCAAGCGATATTAGATGCCATGCCTGATGTTATGAACGCATTAACAGAGGCCATTGCTAATGTAGCAGAAAACATAGGCAAAGCATTTATAACAACGGCAGAAAGTTTAAGAGAGGTGCAGTATGAGTGAAATTCAAAGCGAGATCCAAGATGATAGATTAATCAGATTTGTTCCATTATATAGTGAAGGAAATTGTATAGCCGGTCAGAATACAGTAGTAATCACCAAAGAAGAATTTTTAGCTTGTTTTAACGAGTGGGTACTCAAACCGATGAGAGAGAATAATGTATCGGCACAGACTGAATTTTGTATTCCTGTTGATAACACTGGAATTACGCCGGTATAGTTGAAAGGAGGTGGAAACATGAAAAAGTTAGCAGTATGGGGCATTGATTATGACATGCACAATGACAAGTGCTATGACAGACCCGTTTGTCCTGAATGTAAAGCCCCTTTTGGCGTTTACAAGGATGGCAATTATCGCTGTTATTCATGCGGCGATATTATCACAGTTGAAGATCCCGCAATGCTAAAGTGGTTAGAGGACAGGACAGGAACTAAGACAGAGAGAAGGGGCTGTATAGTATGCGGCGGTAAAGATTGCGTAATTGCGTACATGAGAAAGAACCCTGTTACACTGGAATGGCAGACCACCGGCGGACATTGTGAAAAGTGCGGATCACAGTTTATTGTATAGGAGGTAAAGTATGCCCGAGTTTAACGAATCACAGTTCAGGTATAAGTTGAGGCACAAAGCCTACTTATTTAACCTTGATAAGGTGGAAGACAAAGATTTAATAGAATGGTTAGATGAGCAGGAAAACCGTTCAGAGGCGATCAGAGAGGCATTAAGAGAGGTAAGGACTTCATGAAAGCAATAATCATTACAGCGATAATATGCGCAACTATCGTTATGTTGGCATGGATAGGCAGGCAGGGCAAAAAATGAGCAGTGCCGAGATCCTTTATCAAGCCCTGATTCCTTTAAACCCTAAAACCAAGAAGAACCACCAAAAAATCATTAAGAACCGGCGTACAGGGGCGTTTATGATTATTCAAAGCGAAGCCTACCGAGAATACGAGAAGGATGCAGGGTGGTTTTTGAAGAAGCCCCTTAAACCGATAGATTGTGCCGTAAATGTAAAGTGTATATTCTATCGGGACAGTGCAAAGAGGTGCGATCTAACCAACCTGTTAGAGGCCATAGACGATATTTTAGTCAAATATAAGGTTCTTGCAGATGATAACTTCAATATTATTGTTTCCCACGATGGCAGCAGGGTTTTTATTGACAGAAACAGGCCTCGCACTGAAATAACCATAGAAAGGGCAGAATTATGAACATCGTAAACAAGAAAATCAAGGAATTAAAGCCGTACAAGAACAATCCCCGTGTTAATGACAGTGCCGTGGACTTCGTAAAGCAGTCAATCAAGGAATTTGGTTATCTTGTGCCTATTGTAATTGACAAGAATAACGAGATAATAGCCGGTCATACCCGTTTAAAGGCCTTAAAACAACTGAAGATTCAAGAAGTGCCTTGTGTAGTGGCAGATGATTTAACCGAAGAACAGATAAAAGCATTCAGAATAGCCGATAATTCTGTTTCTGATGTAGCGCAGTGGGACTATAACAAGCTGGTACTGGAATTAAAGACCATTTCCTATGATATGGGGCAGTTTGGCGTAGATTTGGGCACTATTTCTACTGAAATGCCGTCAATACAGCCGGTTACTGAAGAAGAAGCAGAGGATGAGGGGTGGTACGGAGACGAGAGAGAAAGAACCTACAACGCCTATAACATGGATCTTGTAGATTATGTTCAGTTGACTAACGATAAGTGGCAGATGCCTATTATAAAAAAGTGCTCAGTAGTGCCAAGTGATATGATAGGCTTCAAGTATGTAATGACTAACAAAGGCGAAAAGTGCGGTATTCACTGTTTTATTGACGATTACCAGTTTGAAAGGTTATGGAACAGGCCTGATGAATACATAGACCTTGTAAAAGATTACGAGTGTTTTTGTTCTCCCGATTTTAGCCTTTATACCGATATGACTATGCCGACAAAGATATGGAATGTTTACAGATCACGCCTGATAGGCGCTTATTATCAAGCAAGAGGGGTAAAGGTGATTCCAACAGTCCAATGGGCAGAACCCGAAACATACGAATTTTGTTTTAAGGGCATAGAAAAAGGCGGGACAGTGGCAGTTAGCACTATCGGAGTAAAGGAAAATGCCGATGCACTGGAATTATGGCACTTAGGCATGAATGAAATGATAAAGCAGGTCAGGCCTAAAACAATTCTTGTTTACGGGGGTGCACTTGATTTTGATTATGGTAAAATCAAGGTAGTTTACTATACTAACCATCAGTTAGAGGCGTGGAGCAAGAACAAAGAGCAGGAGGAATAACCAACATGGGCAGTAGAGGATCAAGTTCAGGCCGTGGGGTAGGTAAGCACGGCGCTGGAATGGAAGGCAAGGAAACAGGCGCAACAGTCAAAAGTTCACATTACATGACTGATGAAATCGGCGAGGGCGGCGGTTCTTTCGTAAATGAGGTAATGACTACAAGAGATAACCTTGAACAGATTTACGGCGATTCTGTAAGGGATCTGAATTTGCAGGCAGCGACTTTCAGTGATGGTTCAGTTTTAGGTGCATACGGCGGTAACACCCTTTTCATGGCCGAGAGATATATCAAGAATACTGAGTTGACTAATGTAATGAAACAGGCCGCAAAAGACGGCTATCATCCGAGTATCGGTAATTTTTCAGGTGCAGAGGCAGTTACGGCACATGAGATAGGCCACAGGTTAGGCGAAGTTGCAGCGCAGAGAGCCGGTATTTCAGAAAAAGACATTGTATCAAGGGCGGCAAGCACTTTGGGCATTAAGACTGAAAACATGGGCGGCCACATTAGCGGTTACGCAAGAACCAACTACGGCGAAACAATCGCCGAGGCTTGTGCAGATGTTTACTGTAATGGTTCAGGCGCAGCAAGGGCAAGTCGGGCAATCATGAATGAAGTCAAGAAAGCATTATCATAAAGGAGGATAAGATCATGGCAGCAAAGAAGTACAACGCATCAGTAGGTTATTTCACCCCTAAAATGCAGGCAATGTTAAAGAAGGGTGAGATTAAATCAACAGCTAAGAAGCCTACTACAAAGAAGAAGTAAGAGGTACAGATCATGGGTAGCAGGGGCGCAACAAGTGGTAGGGCATTGCGGTCAGGGAATACGCCTACTACAAGAACAGCAAGCAACGCACAGGTATTTGACATGGATGCCACAATAAATGCAGTCTCACGAAAAGGTGAGGGTACTTTTATTAGGACAGATATACCTATCTTCAGGAGAAACGATGAAGTAGGGGGCATGGAAATCAAAACAGAAAAGGGCTACGCAACAGTTGTTGATGGAATGCCGGTATTTATTCAGAAAGTAACAGGCGGTTATCAGTATAACCTTTATGGCATGATTGCAGGCATGACGACTATTAAAACCCTTGCAGAGGCTAAAGACATTGACAAGATCCGTGAAAGAATTAACAGCCTTAGTGGGGGCAACCTTGCATTAGAGGGCGTAGCAGAGGTTTTTGAGGCGGCTAATCATGAGGGTGGTATTACTTCAGATGAGTACGCAAGACTGGTAAGAAGAAACAGACGGAGGTAAAACATGGGTTCAAGAGGTGCAAATTCAGGCAGAATGGCAGCAGGTTCAGGCAATAGCGCAACGCAAGAAAGAATGTTAAACGAAAGTGCGGCACAGGTACAGAAAAACCTTGTGGAATACCAGTATTACGCAAATGCCAAAAGGCAAACTGATGGCACATTCTTGATGCCTGATGGCAAGACAATGACAGCAGCAGAGCATGATGAGGCTGTAAAGAGTTTAAGACAGAAAACAAACAACGAGGCAGATATTCAAAAGGCATTAGGTGTTGATACCGCAACAGGCAAGATAGTTAAAAATGTGCCTATGAACAGCGCACAGAGCAAAGCAATAGCCCCGATAATTGATAATGTAAGAAACGGCACAACCTTAAATGGAAAGGCTGTTACCTATTCTAATTTTAATATTAAAAGCACAAGTGATGGACTTTCTGTTACATTTGACATGACAATCGATCAGGGTTCAACGAAAAATATCAAAACAAGAAAAACAACAAAGAACCCACCATTAACAGCCAAAGGTGGCGCATTGATTGACAAAAAAGGCAAAGTACACCCTTATAGCTCATTATAAAAAGGCAAGGCGGTGATTTTATGGGCAGCAGAGGCGCAGGTTCAGGTAGAAGCGCAGCAAAAACCTTTGAAAAGCAATTAGGTAATTACCTTAAAGAACATGACGGACAATTACCTAAAAGCATTGTGGCAGTTACAACCGAGCAAAAGAACATTGTCATGGAAGGCATAAACAAGTTGTATAAACCCAGCGCATTGGAAGAAGAGGTAGCCGAATTCGCTTATGTTGATGATGGCCGCCTTAAAATTCCTTATGGGGGCATGGGGTACAGCATTGAGGGTTTAACGCCCAGCGCAGTTGATGGCCTTAAAAAGTTAGAGGCCGCAAGAGTGGCAAAGAATATCTACGATCCTGAAAATAACCCCAAAGGTGCAATTCCTGAATTGAAGTATTGGAAAAAACGCAGGTAAGGTGGTGAGATCATGGCAAACAGAGCGGATAACTTAAAGCCCGCCGCACATAGCCTAACAGTCGAAGAACAGTCGAGAGGCGGTATTGCCAGTGGTAAGGCTCGCAGGGCAAAAGCGGACTTCAAAAAGAAGTGCCAAATATGGATGGATGAAACAGTTGTAGGGCATGATGAGAACGGAAACCCCTTGACAGGCTCAGAGTTGATGATAGCAGTAGCAGCAAGGGGCATTTCTGAGGGAAACACGGCGTTTTGGCAGTTAATGCGAGATACAGCAGGTTACAAGCCGGTTGATAAGGTCATGGTAGCTGAGGTAGAGCAGGAGACCATAAACGAGGTCGAAAACATGGTTTTAGGCAACGGCACTGAAGATCAGGAGGCAAAAAGTGGGAAGTAGAGGCGCAGAAAGCGGGAGAACAACAAAGGCGGCTATGAAATTTGAAGATAAAGACGGCTTTTTTGGTAATGTTCATAACAAAAGCAGTAAATACTTCATCCCTGAAACACAAGTTTTAGACAACGATAATATCATTGTTATTACAGACAATGTAAAAGTAGTTAAGGGCAATCCTGTATTAGTAGTTGGAAACAATCAAGCTGTTTATATCAAAAAAATAGTAGGTGTTGGTGTAAAGGATGCAGGAGGTTCATATATCGGGGAATCATACGCAGTAAGGCTTAATCGGCAGTATTTTAAGCCTTATACTTTTAAGAACGACTTTGAGGATATGTCTTTTAGCACACCTGATACTTTTGATAGCCTGAAAGAAGTTGCTAAAAGCCAAACAGGGAATCAATATCACACATATAATTTGGTGGTTATTAATAACCGATTAACGAAACGATAACAGGAGGCAAACAATGGGTAGTAGGGGCGCAGGTTCAGGCAGAAAAGGCAGTGCGATAGTAAGCGCAATCCCAAGCACAAGCACAAATAAAAGCATGGTAGATAATGTGAACGGATGGAAATATACGGGCATACAAAATTCAGTTGACAAACTTGAAACCGCATTAAACAACGCAAGAAGCACGGCGAGGGTAGCAAAGGTTTATTCTGAATTAAAAAAGCAGGATGAGATCATAACGCAAGAGATTCAGAGGCTACACGATGGCACGGCCGATATAATGGGCAATGAGAATGTCTTGCTAACACAGAGGCGCAGAGTTAGACAGATGATGCGAAATATAGGAAACAGACGATAAACCATGTTATCAAAGATACAGGCAGTTGAGTTTTTAAGAGACAGACCGGCTGAGTTTGGGCACTTATTAGGCTTTAACAAGCTAACCGATATGCACAATAACTGGATAAGGCAGATGGCATTCGGGCAAACAGATCATACATTACAGGGGCATAGAGCAAGTTATAAAACAACTTCGCTATCTATTGCCCTTGCTTTAATTATGATTCTATTACCTAACAAAAGAACACTATTCATGCGTAAAACCGATGATGATGTTAAGGAAATCATTAAACAGGTGCGCAATATCCTCATAAACCCTAAGACAGTTTACCTTGTTTCCTGTATATACGGGGTAACACTTAAATTGAATGTAGAGAATGCTACTGAATTGAGCACCAACCTAACCACTGATATTAAGGGTACTTCGCAGCTTGTGGGCATAGGTTCGGGCAGTTCACTAACGGGACGGCACTACGATTACATATTTACCGATGATATTGTCAATGTGAAGGACAGAGTATCAAGGGCAGAGAGAGAACGAACAAAGACAGTATATCAGGAACTTATAAACATTAAGAATAAGGGCGGTAAGATATTCAATACTGGAACGCCGTGGCACAAAGAAGATGCTTTTACCCTTATGCCTAACCCTGAAAAGTGGGACTGTTACAAGACAGGCATTTTCAGTAAACAGGAATTAGAGCAGATAAAGGCGAGCATGTCTCCAAGCCTTTTTGCGGCTAACTACGAGTTGAAGCATATTGCCAGTGAGGATGTTATATTTGAAAATGCGCAGGTAGGCGCAGAGGTGGAAAAGATCCTTAATGCTAAGATTTGCCATATAGATGCTGCGTACGGGGGCGAAGATTACACGGCGTTTACTATCGCAAGGAAAGCCGGTGGCAAGTATTATGTATTAGGCAAGCTATGGCCTAAAGCCGTGGATGAATGCACGGATGAGATCATAGAACTACGCCAAAAGTACCTTGTAGGCAAGATTTACTGCGAAACTAACGCAGATAAGGGGTATTTGGCGAAGTCCTTGCGAGAAAAGGGCGAAAGGGTTGTTACATACCCTGAAACCATGAATAAATACATTAAGATCGTTACGCACTTAAAAGGCGAGTGGCCTAATGTAATCTTTGTTCAGGGAACAGATCAGGCGTACATAGATCAGATATTAGACTACAACGAATACGCAGAACATGACGATGCGCCCGATAGCCTTGCTTGCATGATGCGATTACTTCACGACAGGAAAAACGAGGATAACACCGAGGCGGGGGCATTCGGTTATGAGGGGCAGGGCAAACAGTCATTCTTTGGCGTGTATTGAACACTTGATTAATTTGTTATAATGTGCTTATGAACGGCACAAAATAGGAGGGATAGCCTATGAAAACATATCAGGACTGGTTAGAGGTAGCAGAGGGCAGCGAGAATGAGCGCATGGCCTTTATTAAGGCCTTGATTGACGAGCACAAAGCAAGCCCTATATACAAGCAGGCTTTAGATGCAGAGAACTACTATAAGGGGCAGAATACCACTATCAAGAGGTACGAAAAGATCCTGTTTAATTCATTAGGACAGGCAGTGCCCGACTACTTCAGTGCTAACCACAAACTTGCTAACAGATTCTTTTATAGATCAGTTATTCAGGCGAATAGCACCCTTTTGGGCAATGGTATAACATGGCAGAAGGGCAAAGGTGGCGAGGCATTAGGCGATGATTTTGACAGAAAGATCATAAAAGCCGGCAGGAATGCTCAGGTAGGCGGTGTTACATTCGGCTTTTATAACAATAAAAAGGTAGAGGTTTACTCCGTATTAGAGTTTGCGCCCCTGTATGATGAAGAAGATGGCGCACTAAAGGCAGGATGCAGGTTTTGGCAGGTGGATAATAACAAGCCTTTAAGGGCTACCATGTTTGAACTTAATGGCTATACCGATTATCAGTGGGACAAGGACAATGTGAACGGCACTATCAGGACGGGAAAAAGGCCTTATATCATAGTGAAGCAATCTTCTCAGGCATTCGGCGATGAGATATACGAGTATAGGAACTATCCTACATTTCCAGTAGTGCCTTTATGGGCAAATGAGAGCAAGCAGAGTGAGTTAGTACCTTTAAAGGCTACTATTGATTGCTACGATCTGATTAACAGTGGTTATGCAAACAATATTGACGATGCAAGCCTGATTTATTGGACTATTACCAACGCAGGGGGCATGGATGATGTAGAGTTAGTACAGTTCATTGACAAGATGCGTAAACTTCATGCAGCGCAGACAGATGCAGATCAAGTAATACAGCCGGTAACAGTGGATGTGCCTTTTGCAGGGCGTGAAACCTTGCTTGATAGGCTTGAAAGGCAAATGTATCGTGATGCTATGGCACTTGATACCTATACGATAGCAGGGGGAGCGGTTACGGCTACGCAGATTCAGGCAGCTTATGAACCTTTAAACGAGAAATTAGACGCCTATGAAAATGAGATAACGGACTTCATACATAGACTGTTAGTAGTGGCAGGGGAAGAGGACGAACCTACTTATACAAGGTCAATTATCGTTAATAAGGCCGAAGAAGTAAGCATTGTTTTGGGCAGTGCTACATTTACAGACGATGATTATGTAACCGAAAAGGTGCTAACCATCTTAGGCGATAAGGACAAGATCGAAGAAGTAAAGAAGAACAAGGCGGCCACGGCCATGCAGAGAATGACAGGGGGCACGCCTGAAGAACAGGGGCAGGGGCAGGAACAAGCAAGCCCTGAAAACGAGGAAACGAACGGCATAAATGCGGAAGTATGACGAAAATTCAGATTATATGTCCCGTGAAATGGACGAGGAATTAGAGCAGTTAGAAGAAGAAATAACGGCCTTATATGCTAATGCCAGTAACGAGATACAAGCTGAATTTACAGACTTCATGGCAGACTTTGAAGAACGCAGGGAAAAGAAGTATGACGAGGTTGTTTCAGGCAAGATCCCTCAATCTGATTATGAGATTTGGTTAAGAAATCAGATATTTCAAAAGCTGTTATACAAAGAGATCATAAAAAGCCTAACTAATACCCTTGTTAATACCGATATAGTCGCTATGGCACTTGTGAGGGGTGATTTACCCTATGTTATCGGGCAATCTTATAACTTCATACAGTCGTTAGGTTGGAAAGCCGCAGACGAGGCCGGTTATTCAATAGGCACTTTTGAGATATACAACGCAGATGCGGTTCAAGCCCTGATTCGAGAGAACCCCGAATTATTGCCTTATGTTGATTTACCTATTGACGAAAAGTGGAACAAAGACAGGATAAACAATGTCATTACTCATTCACTGATTCAGGGTAATAACGCCGAACAGACCGCAGATGCACTAAGGCAAGTAGCGAAAATGGATGAGACAACGGCGATAAGAACGGCACGAACGGCCATGACTTATGCGGAAAACTTAGGCCGTGATGAAAGCTACAAGAGTTTGCGAGAGAGTGGTATTCCAGTACGCAAGAAGTGGAGCGCAATACTTGATGAGAGAACGAGACCAACGCACAGGCTGTTAAATGGCACTTATGCAAACAGTGAAGGGCTGTTTGGTGAGGGGATATTGGATAAAGACCACCTTATGCGATGCCCCGCAGATCCTAACGGAGAACCGCAAGAGATTTATAATTGCAGGTGCAGATTAGGTATTGTTTTTGATAATTCCATTGTAGATCATAGCAAAGACGATGAGTTATACGAGCAGTTTTTGAAAGAGAATTACCCTGAAGATTACAAAGATTTACTGAAAAAAGACTATTTCAGGCAACATTCAAGCAGAGCGAGGGGGTGAATATATGGCAAGGGTTCAAGGCGTTAAATTCCATAGTAACAAGGATGAGGTTTTAGCGGCGGCTGAAAACGATATACAAAAATGGTTAATCGCAGTAGGGCAGGATGCAGCGCACACGGCCGCAGAAAGGGCGCCGGTCGATACTGGAAACCTTAAAAACAGTATTTCATGGGCTACACAGATAGCAAGCGGGGGCGGTTCTATGCCTAATGGCAAGCCTGAAGAAAACACTGTATATATAGGCACTAATATTCACGATGAAAACGGACATAATTACGCAATAGATCATGAGTTCGGGACTGGTATATACGCAGGGGCGGCAGGCAGAAAAACGCCGTGGAAATACAAGGACAGAAAAGGCAGGTGGCACACTACTACGGGCGTAGCAGGTAAGCACTTCATAAGATTTGGGGTAACGGCACATTCAGGAGATTATAAGACATTACTTGAAAGCATATTGAAAAGGGGTTAAAATCAAACAAAGGTTCTGTCGATCATTTTCATACCTCACTTGGGAAGCGGTCATTTTGTGGCCGCTTTTCATTTGTTTTCATTTGAAAAAATATATTTTCATTTCCTTGCGAATGATTTTCATTTATGTTATATAATGAAAATAGAATCTAATTAAAGAAGTAATTTTAACCGAAGTATAGGAGGTTCAGATGGCATTTACAAGAAAGTTTTTGGCAGCATTAGGAATTGAGGCGGACAAGGTAGATGAGATCATACAGGCTCACACCGAAGTTACGGATGCCCTGAAAGAAGAAAGGGACAGATACAAGACTGATGCCGAAAAACTACCCGCAATCGAGGCTGAGTTAAAGGAATTCAAGGACAAGAGCACGGGTGAAGATCCCTTAAAGGAAAAGTACGAGAAGTTACAGAAAGAGTACGGCGATTACAAGAAGGATGTAGAGGCTAAGGCCATTGCAGCGAAGAAAGAAAGCGCATTCAAGGCTATTCTTAAAGAGATAGGCATACCTGAAAAGCGCATTGATTCTGTAATCAAGGTTTCTGATGTAGGCAAGATCGAATTTGACGATGAGGGCAAGGTCAAAGAGGGCGACAAGCTGAAAGAAAGCCTAAAAACAGAGTGGGCAGACTTCATACCTACCACAAAGACAGAGGGCGCAAAGACAGCTACACCGCCGGCAAACACAGGCAAGACAGGAACAATGACAAGGGAACAGATAAGGGCTATTTCAGATCCAGTCGCAAGACAGAAGGCTATGCTCGAAAACCCGACAATGTTCGGATTGCCTGAAACAAACTAAACACAAAGGAGAAAAAGATTATGCCAAATGTAGTAACAGACGCAGAAACTAATGTAATCAAGAAAGCACAGATCACTAAGGTTAGAGAGGTTGATTTCTCACTTCTTTTCACAGAGAATGTCAAGAACCTTATTAAGATGCTCGGTGTAACAAGAAAGTTGCAGGTGCAGGCCGGCACAACCTTAAAGGTTCTGAAGGTAACAGGCACACTGGCAAGCGGCGTAGTACCTGAAGGCGAGATTATCCCGCTTTCACAGTATGCTACAACTTGGACACCTATCGGTGAGATGAAGCTGAATAAGTGGAGAAAGGCTACAACCGCAGAGGCTATCTTAAAGGGTGGTTACGATCAGGCTGTAAACGATACTAACAAGAAGATGCTTCTTGACATTCAGAAGGGTATCAGAACAGATTTCATCACAACCCTTGGCACAGGTATAGGCACAGCAACAGGTGTAGGCTTGCAGGCCGCACTTGCTAACGCATGGGGCAAGGCTCAGGTGCTTTTTGAGGATGATGCAGTACAGATGGTTTACTTCATCAACCCTATGGATGTTGCTGACTACCTCGGTGCGGCTAATATCACAGTTCAGAATGCTTTTGGCATGAACTATGTTGAGAATTTCCTTGGCCTTGGCACTGTAATCATGACAGGCGCAGTAACAGCAGGTACATTCTACGCAACAGCTAAGGAAAACATCGTTTGCTATTACATCAATGTAAACGAGGCAAACGGCATCGGTGAGGCATTTGACTTCACAACAGATCCCGAAACAGGTTTTGTCGGTGTTCATGAGGATGGCAACTACACCCGTATGCAGGAGGAGACAGTGGCTATCAGTGGTATCACATTCTTTGCAGAAAGACCTGATGGCGTACTTGTTGGTACTATCGCAGAGGCAACCGAAGAAGGCGGCGAAGGCGGCGAGGGCTAATAAATGAAACTTGTGCTAACCGAAATATGCGATTATCTGAATAACTACTTTTGGGAAAAGAAGATCAGTGGCAACTTTGCTATTGTAGATGGTGCTATTGAAGTACCGGCCTTAAAAGAGGGGCAGTATTTCCGCATATTAGGTAGCACTTTCAATGACGGCGTATATCAGTACCCCGCAACCGACTTACAGGATGAAGAATTTAACGGCTATGTATGGGCAATGGCAGTCCCGCAGACTGTTATTGCCCTTGCAGCCGATATTGAACAGTGGCAGGCAATCAACGGCAAGGCCGATAGTGCCGCCCTTTCACCCTTTAATTCTGAATCTTTTAGCGGTTATTCCTACTCTAAGGGTAGTGGTAGCAGTGTATCAGGTGGAGCGGCTATGACTTGGCAGGATGCTTTCGCAGGCAGACTGAATAAGTATAGAAAATTAAGGGGCGCAAGATGAGTTTAGTCGATAATGCTATGGAAAAAACTATCATTATGGATAAGACTACAACCCTTGATAGTTATGGCTCAGTTAAAACAGTTTGGAAAGAGGGCGCAGAGATTAGCGCAGCTTATTCTTTTGACAGTTCAACAGAGGCAAGAGTAGCGGCACAGCAGGGGGTTAAGAATCGTTTTACAATTCTTACCAAAAAGGCAGTAGTATTACTGTTCCCTGATGTGATTAAGAGGGTATCAGACGGCAAGTATTTTCGTATAACCTCAGATGGCACGGACAATCGCACCCCAAAGGGCGCAGGGCTTGATTTAAGAGCCGTTGAAGCTGAAGAATGGCAGATTACTAACGATGAATAAACAGCAGGCTTACAACGCATTTTGGAGCAGTTTTGGGGTATTTGCGTTTGAGGAAAACTCAGTGCCCGATGATGAGGTTATACAGAGCCTTATTAACGCCGGTGTAGCACCCGCTAAATTTCCTATGATTACCTATCAGGTCATAATAGACGATTTAGGGGGCACTCTATACCCGACAGCTTCGATCTATGACAAATCAAGTTCATGGCAGAGAGTAGATTTACTTGCTAATACAATTTCACAGCGCATTCATGCTATGAAAACCTTAAAACTGGATAACGGCCGCATGTTTATCGTTAAAGGAACACCTTTTGCACAGCATATGGGCGAAGATGATGCCGACATAAAAAGAGTTGTACTCAATATAGGGGTAGAATTCTTTACAGAATATTAAACAGGAGGAAACAGGAATGAAGTTCACTAAAATTCCACAGAGCACTTTTGACGAGTTGCAGATCAATGCAGGTATTCTTGTTAAAGACTTCGATATTGAAACAGGTACTTTTCAGGATGCAGATATGCTCACAGCTACAACAGGGGGTATCACTGTATCTGTAAAGCCTACTTATGAGGACTTTGGCGATGATATAGATAATTGCCCTAAGAACACAATGGAGTTAAAGAGAATCACTGATACAGAGGTTTCGCTTTCTACAACGGCACTGAATATCAATGAGGATCTTTTGCTTTATCTTCTTGGTGCAGCCGATAAGGATGTTACAACAGGCGCTATTAAGCCCCGTGCAGACTTAAAGACCACAGATTTTAAGACAATTTGGTGGATAGGCGATCTTTCAAACAATGGTTATATTGCCGTTAAGGTATCTAACGCCCTTTCAACAGATGGTTTCGAGATTAAGACCACCGATAAGGGCAAGGGTAATGTATCTATTACACTTACAGGCCATGTATCAATCAATGCTCAGGATGTATTACCGGCAGAGTTCTACCTTGGTTCAGGCGATGGAGAGGGCTAATATATGAGATTATCTGATTACAAAGGCGAAGAAGCATTAGAGGTTTTGGCAGATATAATAGAGCCTTTAGCTGATATTTTTGCCGATCCTGAATTACAGGAGATAGCAAGTAACAAGGGGGCAAGTGCTATCAAGTACGCAAAACCTATCTTGAAGAATCACAAGACAGAGATTATCGAAGTTCTTGCGAGGCTTGAAAACACCCCCGTTGACGAGTATGCAAGCACGATTACATTGCTTACATTACCCGCTAAGTTGCTTGAATTCCTAAACGATCCAGAGGTTCAGGCGCTTTTTCCCTCACAGCATCAAAAAGAAGTGAAAACATCGCCCGCTTTTGGTGCTGTTACGGAGAATACAGGGGCAAAAAAGAACTAAAACCTTTTATCAGATATTACCTATCTAAATGTTTACAAGAACGGCGGGATGAGGCATATAAAACCTATATGTCAGATCTCGCTATTCTTTTATTAAAGGCAATAGCGGGCAAGGATATAGAACTAACCCGATATGCCGACCTGTTTAATGAAAATGAAGCATTAAACGAACCGCAGGAGACCGCAGAACAGGTGATCTCAAAATTCGATAGATTGCGGAGGAAATAACATGAATGTATTTGAATTGTTTGCGACACTTAGCTTAGATACATCCGAATATACAAAGGGCTTAAATGACGCCGAAGAACAGGGCGACAAGTTTTCAGGTTCATTAGGCAGGACAAGTTCAAAGGCAAGTATCTTCGGTGATGTTCTAAAGGCTAATCTTGTTTCAGCCGCCGTACAAAAGGGTATGGGCATCCTTATAAATGGCATGAAAAAGATAGGTTCAGCTATTGAAGCTAACATAGGTACGGCCGTTTCAAGGCTTGATACACTGAATTCTTACAGCAAGACTATGGAGGCTTTGGGCTTTACCGCCGATGAAGCTAACGAGGCACAAAGCAGATTAACAGAGGCAATAGACGGCTTGCCTACAACCCTTGACGGGATCATTTCATGGCAGCAGCAGTTTACGGCACTTTCAGATGATATACAGGGCTCAACGGATCTAACTATTGCCCTGAATAATGCCACTTTGGCAGCAGGAAAAGGTCAAGAGGCGGCTAATAATGCTATGGCTAACTGGTATGGCATTATTTCGGCAGGTGCGCCCGATGCTCAACACTGGCAGTCCTTGTATTCAACTATGCCCGCACAGATGAACCAGCTTGCAGAGGCTACATTAGGCGCCGGTGCAAAGTCCGATGATTTGTTTCAGGCGTGGAAAAATGGCATTGTTACCACTGAGGATGTAACTAATGCCCTTATTTCCTTAAATAGCGAAGGCATAAACGGGGTGGCAAGTTTCGCAGATCAGGCGCAGATAGGTGCTCAGACTATCGAGACGGCATACGGCAATATTAACACGGCTATCGGTAGGAATATCGCTAATGTTCTTGATGTTATTAACGGAGATACAACAGAGGGCGGCGGCCGTATAGTTGAATTGTTAATTAACATAAAAGGCCTGATTAACGATATAGGCAGTGCAGTATCTTCTTTTGTTAGTGAACATGAACCGCAGATCGCAGCTATAATGGATGCGGTCAATTCCATATTAAACGGCGGTGATTTGACCTCTAACCTTGAAACGATTAAGAGTAATGCTACAAGCATTATCTCAGATTTGACTAATTTATTAGTAGAAAGTTTGCCTGAAGTGGCTAATTTTGCTACTGGAATAGTTGAAGTTCTTGGAAAAGCATTAATTGAGAATGCACCGGCTTTGATAGAATCACTGATTGCCATTATCACTAATCTTGTTAATTGGTTAGCACAGCCTGATATGCTTTCCATGTTGACAGACGGGGCAGTTACCATTATTACAACCCTTGCAGATGGAATTTCCACGGCATTACCTGTCATTCTGCCTGCTGTAATGACGATTATATCTACCCTTGTAACTACCCTTTCAAGCCCTGAGAATGTCGAATTGCTTATGCAGTCGGCACTTACCCTTTTGGGCGCAATAGTTATGGCTATCGGTCAGAGTTTGCCTATCTACATTCAAGAAGTATTTGGCTTCATTACAAATGTTCAAGGTCTGTTTAGCGATGCTATCAGTTGGGTATCAGAAAATGTAATTGCCCCCCTTGCTGAATTTGCACTTAGAATAATTGAGGGTATAGTTGAATTCGGTGCAAGTATAATTGAGGGTGTAGGTGAATTCGGCTCAAAGATATTTGAGGGAATAGACTACATTACGGGCGGCATTTTCGGTGATGTTCTTTTATTCATTTCAGATATTCTGTCATATATTGCAAATTTCTTCTTAGATATTTGGAATTCATTACAGGGCTTAGTTTCTCAGTTGTTATCAGGAATAGGAACATTTATAGGCAGTGCCCTTAGCATAGTTGGCCGATTCATTAACAGCATACGATCTTTTTTAGCACAGATAATTGGTGTAATAATTCGTAGTGTAGCAAATGCAATTAGTACAATAATTAGTCGTGTAGCAAATTTCTTTACCCATATTTTGACCTCAATTCATAACGGAATGAGCAGGGCAAGAGAAACAGTATCAAATGTATTGACGGCGATTAAGAACAAGTTTACATCCATCTTCGATACTGTAAAAAGTGTAGTTCAGGGCGCAATAGACTACATTAAGGGCTTATTTGATTTTGAATGGAGTTTACCTCAGATTAAGTTGCCTCACTTCACGATTACCGGCTCGCTTGATCTCATGGCAAGCCCGCCAAAAGTGCCTTCAGTTGGTGTTAGTTGGTACAGAAAGGCTATGGATGAACCCTACCTGTTAAACGGGGCAACGATCTTCGGTGCAGCAGGTGGCAAACTGTTAGGCGGCGGTGAAAGCGGTTCTGAAATGATTGTCGGCACTAATAAGCTAATGAACATGATGCGTGAGGCAATGGGCATGGAAAACAGGCCTATCACGATAAATGTTTATGGCGCAGAGGGGCAGGATGTGAGATCCCTTGCAAAAGAGGTTTCAAGAGAACTTGAATACCTTATGAGAGATAAGGAGGCGGCTTATGGCTTATGAACTGGATAAAAGAATAACATTCGGCGGTGAAGAAGTACCGGCGTTTATAGCTGAAGTGCCTAAGAGCATTAAGCCTAAGCGCAAAACCCTTGTTACTCAGATTGCAGGCAGTAATCGTGAAGTAGTGGAAATGGAGGATGCTTGGGAAAGCTACGATCAGACTTACACCCTGTTTGTAGGCGATGGTTCGGAAGATTCAGTCCGAGGTGCTATTGACGAGGTAGCAAGGGTATTAAGCAAGACAGGGTATCAGGTGCTTACAGACGATTACGATCCCGACCATTACAGGATGGCTTATTTTGACAGTCAGGTTAGTATAGATAACCGATATACAAGATTAGGAAAGTTTGATGTAGTTTTTCATTGCAGACCTGAGAAGTTTCTTGTTTCAGGTAATACGCCTATGGGGGTTGCTAATAACGGCACCCTGTTCAACCCTACTGGTTTTGCCTCTAAGCCGCTTATTCGTATAACAGGTAGTGGTAATGGGACATTGACAGTGGCAGGCGTTACAATGGCATTTACGGGCATTTCAGACTATCTCAATATAGATTGTGAGAAGATGAATGTTTACCGCTTGCCGGCAGAGAATAGAAACAACCTAATGACAGGCGAATTTCCTGTATTAAAATCAGGCGAAAACCTGATTGCTTTTACAGGTGGAATATCAACTGTTACGATCACACCTAAGTTTTGGACTTTATAAGGGGGTTTTATGTTTCCTACATTATACGAGAATATAACTATCGGCACAGTACCGCAGCATCATGGTTTAGGCGTACTTTCAGACTGTATTTCCTGCGTAGTAGAACATGCAAGAAACGATATATACGAATTAACGATGGAATATCCAATATCGGGCATTCATGCCGAGGATTTAGCCGTTAGGCGAGTGCTCAAAGTAAAGCCTAATTTCACCGATGATCCTCAGTTATTCAGGATAAGCCGTATAGGAAAGGTTATGAACGGCAAGTTTACAGTCTATGCTAAACACATTTCCTATGATCTTTCAGGTTTTGAGATAACAAGTGGAACAGCCGGTAGTGCGGCCGCAGCATGTAGCTTGTTACAGAGCAAGGCTAACGGCTTTACTATTACCACAGATAAGACAGTTAATGGGACATTCAAGATTAGTGCGCCTGCTTCTGTTAAATCTTTCTTTGTAGGAAAAGCGGGATCTTTTCTTGATGTTTACGGCAAGGCAGATATAGTTTACGACAATTTTAATGTACGATTCCTGTTAAACGGGGGCGAAGATAGAGGCGTAACTATCCGTTATGGCAAAAATCTACTTGAATTATCACAGGAAATGGGCGAAAACAACCTTTATACCCATGTAATGTGCTACTGGAAACAGGATGAAACAGTTGTATCAGGTTCAAAAGTGGCAACGGGGTTAAGCCTTGATGTACCTAAGTGCCTTATAGTTGATGTTTCAAGCGAATATGACAGCGCACCGACTACGGCACAGCTTACGGCAAGGGCTACAAAGTATAAGAATGACAATAATCTTACAGTGCCTACGAATAACATTACCCTTGATTTTGTTCAGAGTGGAGAACTGGCAAACAGGGTGGATCTTTGCGATACTGTTTCAATTTACTATGAGGCGTTAGGTATTACGAGAACTCAGGTCAAGTGCATTCGCACAAAATGGGACTGTATCAAGGAAAAGTATATTGAAACTGAATTTGGCGATGCTTTATCGTCTGCGGTTGATACTTTTGTGGCAAACAATGTGAAGTTAGCTAATACGCCTACTACCTCATATATGGCCGAGGCTATTGCTCATGCCACAGAACTTATAACCGGCAACTTAGGGGGCTATGTAATTCTTCATGACAGTAACGGGGATGGCACACCCGATGAAATACTTATCATGGATAAGCCCGATATAAGCGAGGCTACAAATGTTTGGAGATTCAATCAGAACGGGTTAGGACATGCAACAAGCTATGACGGCACTTACGGGCTTGCTTTAACCAAAGACGGACAGATAGTTGCAGATCGTATAACCAGTGGAACACTAAACGCAGATATTATCAAAGCCGGTGTCATTTCTGATGCTCAGGGTAATTCGAGTATTAATATGTCAAATGGCGTAGCTAAAATGACTAACTTCGATGCAAAGGCGAGGTTTAGACTGCTATCATCGGGGGGTGCTGAAAAAGTTAAACTTGTGCATAATGTTGGTGAGGGTGCGAATTTTACTTTTTTGAACGAGTCTGGCGTGGACTGCGGCGGCTTGTCGTCAAGTGGTAATGGTTTGTTGGTTATGGTTAATAACAGCAATGGAACAAATGTGGCGCAACTCGCAACGGTAACAAACGGTGGGGCCGTATTTATTGGCAACAACTCGGGCGGACAGGTCGGAGGCTTTTACGCAATAGCAGACGGCGCACAAGTAAATGTTGACAATAATGCGGGCGCAATGGTCGGATATATGACCGCAAACAGCGCACAGGGAGGCACGATAGGGCTTACAAATTCGACCCCAACAATAACTATACTTTGTTCGGGCGACACGGGTAATGTGCGTTGTGTTTCGCTCACGCAGACTTCTTCACGCAAAGTAAAGGAAAACATAAAGCCTATTGAAGATGCAAAGAAGATCCTTGACCTGAATGCCGTGTCGTTTGACTATAAGAATAAAGAGCAGGGAACAAACAAGCGAGGTTTCATAGCCGAGGATGTAGCCGAGGTATTACCGAACCTTGTTACGCCTGAAACAGAGGAAACACCGGCTTGTCTTGACTATTTACAGATGATTCCTTATTTGCAGGCAGTTATTAAAGATCAGGAAAAACGCATAGAGGCATTGGAAAAGCGGTTAAAGGCTTTGGAAAATGCCGTCAGTTAAAGTATAATCTCAATAAAGGAGGGTTATCAAATGGAACAGATAATACTCAATCTAATACCTAAAGGCTTGCCGCCTATATGTCATGCTTCACAGTACGATAAAGGCAGGGCAATAAGGCTTGTAATAATGGATGGTTTACAGGGCTATTATTTCACGGATGAAACAGTAGAACTTGAAGTTAGAAAGCCTGATAATAATGTTGTTACAGCCGCCGTTGATGTAATTCAGGGCAATTCCTATGTAGATATTGTTACAACAGAACAAATGACAGCTTGCGAGGGTGATAATCTTTGCGAACTGGTTATTTATAAGGGCGATGTAAGAGTAGGCAGCCTCAATTTCAAGATGCGAATTGAGGAAGATCCTTTAAAGGACGGCATAGAATCAGAAACAGAGATACATAACCTCACTACGCAGATTCAGGACATTAACAACGAGATAGTACCTGATATGGTTGCCGAAGAAGTGGAAAACCAGTATGACAGTCAGAATGTCATATTTGACGACCACCCTACTGAGGGTCACGGCAGAGGCTATGCGGTAACATCGGAAGGTGTGAAGAATGCACTTGACGGAAAGCCTGATAATTTGAGCGATTTGGGCGATGTTAATATATCCTCACCTACAAGCAATCAGGCGCTTGTATATAACCCTACTACACAGAAATGGGAAAACGGCGAAGTATCAACAGTAGGTTCTATTGACGATCTTGACGATGTAGATACTACGGGCAAGGCAGAGGGCGATAGCCTGCGTTATAACGGCGCAGAGTGGGTAGCACAGCCTACTACTGTTAAACTCACCCTTGCCGAATACAACGCCCTTACAGAGAAAGCCCCTAACACAAGGTATATCATTACAAACGCACCTGCGCTTGAATACACAGCCGGAGATTTAAGCTACGATGGTGGCACGACTACCACAAAACAGAAGATAGACGAGAAAGCGGACAAGGCAACTTCTTTGGGTGGTTATGGCATAACAGATGCCTATACAAAAACTGAGATAAATAACACCCTTGCAAACTATCTGACAAATGCGATTTATAAATCAACTGCGTGGGGTTCATTTGCAGGGTTAGTTACTAATAATTCAACTTGGCTTTTTGTCGCCCAAAGACTATCAACCAACAATACTTATGTTTGTGTATTAAATCGATACAATAACAACTATTCAATCAAGGACATTGTAAAAGATTCGTCAATGTCAATAGTCACAAATGACCAGGGGACAGTAACATTTAATTATGGCGGCAGTCCCACGGGCGTTCATGTTATGGCATTAAAGATCGCACAATCATAACAGGGAGGTAAACAATGGCAAAAGAAGTATATATAGACAGTCAAGGCAACGAGATACCGATTAATTCAGCACCTACATACGCAAGTCAGATGCCTTTATCTCCGACAGATGATACAACAGTAGAAGAGGCTATTGAGGCTATATCAAGTGCAGATTTCACATTTACACCTGCAAGCGGAGTAACTGCAAGTTCAGTAACTGCTTGCAAAAACGATAAACTTTGCATTTTTTCAGCCGAGATTAGATTTACAGGAAATGCAAATGCGTGGACTGTTTTAGGTAATGTCGATGTTACCCCTGCGGTAAACCATATCGTTACGGCAGGAGTAAACACCTCAAACGGCACATATCTTGGAATGGTAGCAATAGAACAGGACGGCAGAGTTAGAATTTACCCGACAAGTAATGTATCTAACGGCTATGTAATGTTTTCGCTCAATTTCAAGACCACATAAGGGAGGATAAACAATGGCTAACTTACCGAACAGATACATAGAAAAGGGGTTAGACACTTTCCAACACGGGTAAACTCATTTGAATACTTTGTGGGGGTTACACTTTAGATATTTAGTTTAACAGGAGAGTAAACAATGCACATTGAGGTAATCACGGCACTTATATCAGGCTTATGCGTAGCGATTCCTACGATCATTGCCACTATTACAAGCAACAGGGCAAGGGATAAGGTAATGGAAGAACGGATGCGCTTTATGACTGAGAAAATAGACGATTTAAGTGCGAGGGTAGATAAGCATAACCAGTTTAATGACAGACTAATTATAGTTGAACA